TTCCATCATTAAACTGAATCCAAGTATGTTCTGTTGGGTATTCATCCTCAATTCCCATCACAGTCCAAACAAATCCCTCGATAATTATAAAATCTTCCTTACCTTCACTCAGCAGTTCCTTTGTTTTTTTAATAGCCACTCTATCACAAGAACCTTCTTCATGAACCTTTAGAATATTTTTCCACATAGTAATCAATAGTCCTTTATTACCTTAGTATTCTTCATCTAATTCAAACTCGCCTCTAAGTTTTCTTCTTGTGCCTTCTCCTGTATTAGATTGGCGAGTGTCGGGAATATAATTATTTTTAGGTTTCTCTTCAGAACCCATTCTAATAACATAATAAAGAGAAGGAGAAGTAAGGCTTTCAAATATCTCCTCCTCCATCTTTACTACTTTACCTTCTTTAGCACTACCCACGACTGTATATCCCACTTCTTTTGCCATTCCTTTTATGTAATCAAAGGCTTCATTTCTTGTCTTGAAATCAGCATTTTCTGGTAAATACCCACTATCGGTTTCAGCCTGTTTTAGATAAACTAAAAAATTACTTTGTTTCAATACTTCTTTCCACATAGTAATCAATAATCCTTTATCATTGTAGTGATTCCTTTATACACCATTTCGGGGTCTGATTTTGCTGATACTATGTATTTGAATGTCGGTATTCCTTTATCATTTAGTTGCCTCATTCCGTATTTGAAAGGTTCAAAAATTTCATGTTTTTCAATAGACTTTTCTGATTTATGTTTTTCTCCCCATATATCATATTTATTAGCCCATATTCCTACTGCTAAAGGATAGTCCTTTTCTTTTTTCTTTTTACCATTCGGCCATCTATCATTAATAATAACATCAACTAAAAACTTCCACGCTACTTGGTGGTCTAAATTAACTCCGCTATCTAAGTGTCTATGGTCTATCATGAAAATAATGTATTTAGGTTTTCTTATTCTCATATCTTTAGCCCATTCTTTCCAATATATCGCCTCTCCTCCTATATCAGAACTTCTTATAGTGTGCATATCCCCATCTATCTTAATTGTTTTTCTTGTTGGTCTATGTAGCCCAACAGTCCTCTCATTAATTTGTTGCACTTCTCCTCTTGTTCTTAATTGATGGCTTAATGTTGTTTTTCCTACCATTGTTGCACCATAAACTCCGAAATTAATTGCGTATATTTTTTTCCAAAAACCTATCATCGCTTCTCCAATAAGAATAGCGAAACCTGTCATAACTGACAAGATTAAACCTCCCAAGAATGCCAAAGGTTGTCTAATATCCAACCAACAACATTTATGTCAAAGACACCTAATATATTTCCTAGAAAGAAAAAGGATAAAGAGGCACAAGTGACCCAAAACCACATTCTCATTTTCATAAAAAACATATCAGCAGAATGCGCCCTGCTTTGATTATAAACATAGTCGGTTTCTGTAAAACCCATTATGTCATTAAACATTTAACCACCTCATTGTAGTTTAGCCAAAAAGTCATTTGAAATTGTGTTTTCGGTTTCATACATTGTGGTGCTAGGTGCAATAACTGATGTATTGTATTGCTTCATAGTTTCTTGAAGTTTTTGCCTTTGTTGCTCGTCTCTCGCCCTGCGTTCCCAATAAGCATTGATTCTTCTATCTAACAATCTCAATTCAATCTTATCGTTAAGTGATAAATCGAAGATTGCTTTCAAACACATGATACCTCCAACGGTAATTAATCCGAACAAGGTTGCATGGGCTAATGTAGTATAAGGGAAATTAATCCCGTAGTTAGCATAAAAATATACATTAGCACCGCTAACAGTGCCAACGAATAGTATAGTCATAATTAGTCTAGTATCTTGATTTAGTGCCGCCATTCGACCACCTCAGTTAAATTCAATAGAAACATTAACGGTGGATGAACCGGCTTCTGCTACTTCTAGGTATAATCCTGTATTGCATAAAACACCATGCATATCATATTCATAATTATAATAGCCTGTTGTTGAATGTTCTATCATAGCAATTTTAGTGCCTGTATTATCAGTGCCATCATAAACATTGATAGTTACTGCCGCATTACTCACAATTTTAATAGCCGCATGAATGCTAACTAGTTTTGTTCTTCCTGTAACAATTAATTTGCTAGCACCTAAAACACCACTTGACCTGCATGAATAACCCATGTTCATCACCTCTTCTAATACAGCGAGGCTAACGCTGACTATTTAATATGCCGGTTGTAATTATTCCGTAAGACTTGATTTGCTAGAAGATTTACTAGCAGTAGTCTTTTTGGTAGTGGTCTTCTTCTTAGGAACTACTTTAGGCGGCAATAGAGTCTTTACCAACATTTCTGCCGTTAATTCATCTTTACCTAATCCCGAACAAGCACTAGCCAATAATTTTTCATCGGCTTTTTCTAAATCCAAACGGTCACATTCTTCAAAAGTAAATAGGAAGTTAGGGTCGCCTATGCGGTTAATCGCAAAGGCAACACTAACCTCTATTTCTTTTTCTCTTGTGATAGTATCGTTTGGTGTAACTTGTAGTAATCCCATTGTTGAATTAGGGGTTAATTTAAGTTTAACCAATTAATTCACCTCAAAGATTGCCCCAAATTCTAAGTCTTGTTGCACAAGTTGGGTCGCCATCATCAGAAGCCGCAGTAGCGTTTGTTCCGTCTAGATTAGTAAATATAATCAAGAAAGAACTGTCTGATTCATAAAGACCGCCTGTTGAAGTTAGAATCTGTGGGTAAACATCGTTAGCACCCTCATGTCCGGTAATTGATACACAATGTATTGTTGATAGACCAAATGCAGAAGCAGGGATTTCTGCCCCTGCCGCTACATGAGAAGTCACATCTAATAGTGCGTCAACCACATATTCATCACCGCTAACTTTAGGGCGAGTGTTACCCTTATGGTCGCCCAAAAGAGTTACTGTATATTCTAGTGCCAATTAAAACACCTCACTGACCGATAGCCATGAAGTAAAACACATCACCGCTAACACAATGCACTGCTACTTTTCCTAATCCTACGCCACTAGTTGTTAGTGGTAAATCAGCGTTAATAACTGCCGCAGCCGCTTCTTCTGCATTACCCTTATGAGTGAATACAAGACTTTCAATTGTTGTAAGTCCTGTTTCAATATCCCCGTCTGTGCTATCTGAAGTAGTTTGACCGCAAACTATCTTTCTGTTTCCTTCTAAATTCATTTCTAAATGTATAACTGTTGCAAATGCCATATTATCCTCTCCTTATTTCCTCACTGTATGTTAGTAATTTTTCCTTGACCCTTGAAGAAAGAACAACCGACTTCACCGATTGTTCTATACAAAGCCCTGTTACCTAATGTTCCTACACCGAATGGGTTTCCATTAGCGATACCATCTTCAAAGTATTGAGTTGGCTTCATAACTGATAGCCATAGATGGTCTGTATCAAGGAACAATAGGTCTGATAGTTTAGTTGATGCAAGTCCGGTTTGAGTCATGTCCTTTACAGGAATTAGCGGAATATCGTAGTATGTTGCAACTCTAAATCCGACTTCTTGACCCTTTGTTCCACGAACACCGTTCACTGTTGGAACAATTTCCTTTCTATCCATGAATCTTTCTTGGCTTTGCAATAGGTCTGCAATTGCTTGAATGGTATCATATCCGGTTAGAATAACCTTTGGTGAACCGCCAGCAAGTCTTAGGTTGCGAACCATGTTATTTAGCAAAGTTAGAGTTAATGCTCTAACATCTGTTGCTGCATAAGAAGTGCCCGAATCCACTTCTGCATCAAGGAAAGAAGCACTATCACGGTTTGTTCCGTAAATGTGGCTTACATTTGTTGCAGTAGCACCATCAGTCATTAGAGAAGATTGTGCATCCAATTTGTCTAATTCTTCCTTTGAAGTAACTACCTTTAGCAAAGAAGTATAGTTGTTACCAATGTTAGGCAATAGTGATGCTTCACCATAAAACTCTAGTGGCATAACAAGCATTTTGTTTTGGACTTCTGCATGGTGCTTACCCATATCTTCACGCATTTGCGCTCTAATATCGCCAATTCCATCATCAATCTGTGCCATTTCCATAGCCAACTCGCTGAAATCAAATTGGTGTGCAATTACTTTAGGACTCATGTTCAATTGAGCATAAGTTGGTGCAATTGGCCCTAATCCATCTTGTGCGGTTGAAAGTCCAGCATTTTCTGGAACACCACCAATAGAATCTGCTCTAGGTGTATCTGAACCCAATTCTCCCAATGTTAGGGAAACATCTGCTTTATCAACAGTAAATAGATTACCGCTACCACCAGCAGGTCTGCTCTTTAATACTCTCCAACCGCTTGAAGTGTATGGCCTCTTTGAAATCATAGACAATGCGTTAACTTCACGGTTTAGCATAGACCAAACCTTTTGTCCATAAACGACATTGTATAGTGCTGATACATCAGAAACGGCTGAACCGCTAAATGACGGAGAACCGTCATGTCCTGTGTGTATTCCACCAACCATACCTGCTTGCTTTAGCAAGGCATTTCCGGCTGGAAGATTCATTCCGTATGTTTGTGCTTCTAAATCTGCTATTGTGTTAATATATCCTGTCATCTTAATCACCTCAAATATTGTTCACCATTTTGTGAATATCGCTCCAATCCATTGATGCAATATCATCAATTGATGGCATTTTAATTACTGATTCTTCTTGTGCTTTTAGGATAGTTTCCTTTTCAGCAGTCAAAGACTTTCTTAATTCGCTAAACTCTTCTTTAATGGAAGCAATTTCAGCCTGTGCATCATATTGCGACTTTGCAAGAATGTTCTCACGGTTTGAAACTTCACTGTTAAAGCGAGTTTCAAAAGATTTGCGAAGGTTATCGTATGCTAGTTCCTCAAGTTTTTCTTGACGGAATGCTTCGTAAGCCTTCTCAATGTTTGCATTTGATAGGTTTAGTGTATCAAACTCATTGTTTTCAAATGCTTTTACAACCGGCATATCGGAAGCAGTTGGCTTTCCGTTGTTAATGACGATTCTATCTGCTGGTTCACCAATTTGATTACCTGCACCATCAAGTGTTCTTAGGTATGCTTTGTCGGCAGAATCATCATAACGAGGGTTTGTTCCTTCTTTCTCATCATCTTCTTCATCATCACCTTTCATGTAATCGCCTCTCTCCATTTCGGTATCAGCCATTTCCATGTATTCAGCATTTTCTTCCATCATTTCAGAATTCTTGTCCATAGACTCCTCTTCATCGCCCTTTAGACTCTCAACTTCTTTTAGAAGAGTATCTAATTCATTTAGTGCTTTTTCTAGTTTATCACTCATTTTTTCATCTCCAATATCTTGTTTCAGAATATCAAACTTCGCTTCGGGATTAATGCCTTTTTCACATATTGTTACTTCATGGAGTTCTAATTTACTTATTTCGTTATACTCCCCTAATTCACTGTGGCTTTTCTTTACTTTTTGTAATGCCTGTCCACCTATGCTAAAAGACCTTAATGTGCCTTTGCGAATACCTCTTCCAACCTCTTTGGCTTTTTCTATGTCGTCTCTTAATTTAATTACTACAAAGAATCCTACATCATCAACTTCCGATTTCCATAGTTTTCCGGTTTTATCTCTATAAGAGTCCACAACTTCTCCAACTTGAACATTTGAATGATTTGTCATTACATTTCTGAATTTTTTATCTTCCATGAATTTTGTAACTGCGGTTTTTAATGCGTTTAATGTAATTAAATCGTTTTGTTTATCCACGATTTCAATACTTGCATATCCTCCAATCATTAAATCATCGCTTTTTAGAATTCTGAAATCATCATTCCTTGTTGCCATGACACTAATGCTCATGTTCTTCAACCCCTTGTAATTTCTTTCACTATATTAAAGACACGGTTCATTTAGGTGGAAGTGGCAATTTTTTATACTTATCTTCGTAAATATTCCATAGTCCAGCATCAGTGTCTTTATCTGCTGGCTTCTGTTTATACCCTGTCCAAGCCAACCACATTTCCTTTCCATCCACTTCTATTACTCTAAAGTGCAATTTAGTTTCAAACTTGTTACCCCTCAAGAAATATTCGTGATAGCCTTCTTTCTGAACACCAAGCCCTATTTCTCCAGAATCTATAATTTTCTTCTTGGAAATGTTAGTTGCTATTTGGGCAGGGTATTTATTCGCCTTTCCAAACAATCTGAATATATCATCATCTTTTTCTAAGTCTATTAACCAATTAAGTGTTTCATCTTCTAACTTAATTACTAAGTTTAAGTTTTCATCATCTCTTAGATATAATTTGAAATTACCTTCTTGAAGTTTTTTTGGAGTTTTATATTTTTTAATTTCCTCTTCATCTTGCATAATCTTATCGGGGTCTGCAATCAATTTCTTTTCTTTCTTATCAAAAGAAATACCATCTCTTTCATCCATCCAATTAGGTAGTCTATTCATTTTACTTTCTAGAATATCTTCATATATTTTAGAATGATTTTTTACTAAGAAATCATGTAATTCTTTAGGAGTTTTTGCACCCCTTTCCTTTAGATACTGAAAAGCCGCAACAGTTAATCTAGACTGTTTTGTTTTCATTATTGCTTCTGCTTGACTTTTCCATTCATCTAAATTTGCTAAAGCATTTTTAGACATTAAGTTACTTTCATCAAACCCATAAATAGTAAACCCATCCATGTCACCTTTAATAATAACATTAGTTTCTCCATGAATATAATCGGTAACACTTACTCCCTTTTCTAATGCTTTTACATCATAATTCAAAGATTTCTTTGTATCTTTAGATAATAACTCAAGTGTGACTAATTTATCAGGATATTCCACTTCTGGAACTTCTATTACTTTAGCAGAATAAATTGAATAAGTGTCTCCTTTCTTTTTTACCTCATCAACTTTTACACGAACAATATCTCCAATATCAACAGATATTTTAGTATTCAATGCTTTTCCTACATTCATATATTTAAGACCATTAATTTCTTGTCCTTCATCAGTCGGCCCAGCCCCTAATGTATATGAATACAGTTTAGATTTAGTTTTCTTTTTATCCAACACAATCAAATCTAAATCAACAAACTTCTTCCATTTAATCCATTTAGGATTTTTCTTAGTTCCTATGTAATATGTGGAAGTAGCGTCTTTAATGACTACACCTTCAGCAGTAGGCATATCCATTATTTCTTTTGAATACTCTTCAACTTCTTTGATTGAATCTGCTAATCGAGTATCTTTTTTAGAAGGGAAATTTAAGTATTCACTTGAATGAACAGAATAATTATTAAACATTGTATTCAATCTATCATTCAAAGGTTCATCTGCTATGCTTTTGTCATTGTGTCGCATAATGTCAAACATATGCGCTTTTAGTTTAGCATCAGGATATTTACCCTTAAACACATGAGCAATAGTATCTGCTCTATGTAGTGCATCCTTTCCATCAAATAATATTAATTCACCATCTAGAATACAATCCCCGAAGTGTTTCTTCTTCATTTCTTCAACAATTTCTTTACACTTATCAGTAATATCTTTTTCATTATAGGAATAAACTTTAATCTTGTTGTCTATTTTATGAACCTGTATTCTCATACCGTCATATTTTTCTTGAACAATGTATTCACCGCTAAATCCTTTTAACTCTTCCATGTCTTCAATGTCAAATATTCTATACATAGGTTTGTTAGGAGTGATAAAATCTGTCTTACCTTTTTCTGTTTCTGATTTTTCAATCATTTTTTTAGGTGTATCAGTTTCCATGTCAATATCTTCTAACTCTTCCCAATCTTCTTCATTGTGTTTAGAAAAGAATAATAGTTCTAACATAGCCATAGCAGACTTAACTTTCTTTTCCACCTTCTTTGAGTCTTTTCCATCCCCATAATGCTCAATAATATAGAGGGGAATATCATCCACTTCTAGGTCAAGTCCCATAAGGCCATCTGTAATGGTGTCAGGTTCCATGTCTTTAACGCTGTAAATGGATGGATTAAGTGCTTTATTGTCATTTCTCATAGCATAATGTAAAAATTTAACCATTGTTTCCGGTGATTCTAATAACGCTTCAAGAACATTATCTTTGAAGTGTTTGGCAAAAGGGTCAGAAACTTCATCAGAAGCATATCGAAGTTTTTTTACTGCTTCGTATATCTTTTCAGCAATAGTAGTAGTTACATCGGAAGCATCTTCATTATTCAAATCCTTATCATCAATGTAGCGTTTCAATTCTTCTCCAAACTTCCCCGAATCATCATATTCTTCTTTGATGTATTCGATAGCACTTCTCCATTTTGAACCATACTCTTTCGGGTCGGTTCTTGCAGAAAGATAGGCAACCCTAACTCTTTCAAACAATTGAAGTATTTGATTAGAAGCATTACCCTTCTTCTCAAATAGAAGGCCGGATTTAGGCATAGGTCATCACAATTTCCCATCAAAACGGCCTGTTCTCTTTTGTTTTTTTATCCCATCAATCGCTTTTTTAACCACTGTCTCAATCATTTCTTCTCTATCAAAATACCTTTGCCTTGCCCTTCCATGAGGTGCTACAAGCGGTAATAAAGATTTAAGGTCAACATCTTCAAAAGCCTTTCTTATTTCTTCGGCCACTTTATCTAACGCTTTTTTTACTTCATCCGGTAAATTTGATTCAGCCTTTTTGATTTTATGTTCAGTAGTTTCGCCAGCAAGACCATAACCTTCTTTCTTTTGAGTTTGATTCTTAGGCTTTACATTAGTTACTTTAGGTCTTTTAATTTTCTCAACTTCTATTTCATCATCAAGAGGAAGCCTTTCGTGAACACTCTCTTGTTGCAATAATTCCTTAGCCCTTCTTGCTTTTTCAATCGCAAGACTAACAATTCTTTCTTCTTTAGTTACTCTTTCCGGCATTATTGCCCACCTACCTTTTCCATCATTTTATGAATATCCGACCAATCCATACTTGAAACATCACCAATAGCAGAAGCACTACCAATGGTATTATTCATTTTAGGGCTTGGACTTGTTGTAACTACAAGACCGGATTTCATCAAAAGGTTGTCCTTATGATATACAGTCTGTTCTAGTTGTTCTATTTTATCAGTTAAGGCTTTCAAAATCGCCAATACATCTTCATTTAATTCACTCATTTTTTCCACCTTTTTTCTTTGGATAAATCATTTCTCGCAATTGACGATACAAGGTTTCGTAATCCTTACGGAGTTTGGTAGCGGTGGCTACAATATCAAGGTTGCGCTCATCCATGCTTTTCATGCGTTTGTTGAGTTTTTTGTCCGACTTCATAAAATCTAAGTCTTTCAGAACATCTATCAACTCACCCATTTTAGTGAAGTCCTGTCCGAAAAATTCAGTAGGTTCTGCCGCTTGTAAAGTCTTTTTTAGTTTCTTAGTTTGTTTGCTATCTAAACTATTGAGAATAGTTTTTTCCGGAGACTTTTTCTCTTTTAGAATATATTCTTTCTTTTCATCATAATAATCCCATGTCATTCTTCTTTCCCCCTAGTTGATTCTTTAATATTTTCAATAGACTTTTTCCATCCTTCGCCTAACTTATCTAATTTTTTGATTTCTTTTTTAAAGTTAGGAATTAACCTGAGTTTTCTTTTCATGCTTCTTTTAGCATCTTGTATTTTTTCATTATATTTGGCTGCTAATGCTTTCTGTTCTTTGTCGGGTAAAGTTGTTTTAGTTGCTACTGATGCAAAACCTTTCTTCTGTGCTTTTTCAAACAATTCTATAAAAGCCTCAATTTCAACT